CCCTGCATTAGCTCCAATAGCAACTAACTGTGCGCCAGTTGTGTTGTTGTAATTTGCTCTATACCCTACGGCAGTGTTGTTAGATGCTGTAGTATTGAGGTGTAAAGCAAGCCAACCAACAGATGTATTGTTGTTTCCAGTACTAGTGGTTTTACCAGCACCAACTCCAACTCCTGTGTTGTATGCGCCTGTTGTGTTGCCACCCAATGCGTCTTGACCAACAGCGGTATTTTCAACGCCAGTAGTATTGGCAAATAAAGACTTGTAGCCAACAGAAGTTAGTGCGTTTCCTGTGGTATTTGTATAAGCTGCCTGATACCCAACAGCAGTGTTGTTAGATGCCGTGGTGTTGGAGAAAAGAGTTTGAGTACCCAGACTTGTATTATTTGAGCCTGTTGTATTTTGAGTTAAAGCAGTATGCCCAACCGCAGTATTGTATTCACCTGATGTATTGGTTTGCATTACCCTCCAACCAACGCCAGTATTGTACGAACCTGTTGTGTTTGCGGTAAGTGCTTCAGAACCAATGGCAACTTGACGTTCACCAGTTGTATTAACTAGCAATGCATTATCGCCAACAGCTACTGAACGCGACCCTGTCGTATTAGCATTTAAAGCACTAGCACCCACCGCAGTATTGGTAGCCAAAGCACTTGCACCACGACCAACTCTTACCCCGTAAACAGTCAGGTCAGTACCAGAATACAAAAGGTTAGCCGAGTCAATTAAGTTACCGCCAGTAGTTGTGTAAACAACTCGACCAGTTGTCAAAGATGAATCAGTCAGGTCATTAACAGTCAGCGTAGTGCCGTTGAATGTCATGTTGGCAGAACCAGCCAATACGCCAGAACTGTTGAACTGAACCTGAGTGTTAGAGCCACCAGCCGCGCCAGCCGTAGCAGTACCGACAACCTTCACATAGTCTGTGCCGTTGTAATAAACAAAGGCTGTCTCACCTACAGCAACAGATACACCAGTCTGGCCTGATGCTTTAAACGTAACAATACCGCCCGTAGCGGCGTTCACCACTGTGTATGTCTTGCTGTAGCTTGGGGCCGTTACTACTTTGGCAGTGGTCAGCGTACCTGTAACCCGAACAATAGCAAACTGGGCTGTAACTGTACCCGCGCCCGTAAGGGTGGATGTGATGTTAGAAGCTGACGCATCGCCAGTGGTGTTAGCCAGAGTTACTGCGCCGTCATTGGTCAGAGTTAATGTACCAGCAATCGCAATATTGATGTACTGCGTTAGACCATTGTTAACGGTATCGCCCCATGTGCCGGAGAGTTCGCCCTGTACGGGAAGAGCTAAACCTAGTTGTCCTGTTGCGCCTGTAGCCATTTAAATGCTCCTAATTCGTGTCGATCTGTGTCCACCCAGCACTCTGAGTATCACTAACCTGTGTCCAGCCCGAAGACTGAACGTTGTTGATATTTTGCCAGTTTGCGGTCTGCGTGTCATCAATAATTTCCCACAAAGGCCGCCCAAGTAATAAATCCGATATTGTTGCCAACTCCACAACAGAAGCTACAAAAGCCGCCGTTGCTCTATCTACATCACTGATCGTTGCCGTCTCAGAGATCACACCCTTAAATGTAACCCCAGCCGCTACAGAATCAGACCCCGTTGCACTCTCACTGACCGAGGCATTTACCGCCGTATTTGCAACTACGTCATCTGATCCAGTTGCTGTCTCAACAATAAACGCCAAGAACGTAAACGCTGAACTTGTCTCATCTGTGATTGTCGCTGTCTCAAGTATCTGACCCAAGAAGTTTGCAAACGCCGCCGTTGAATCAGAACCCGTAGCAGTCTCACTGACTGACACTCCGTATGTCGGAATGGCGCTTATCTCATCACTACCTGTCGCTGACTCACTGACCGCAGACCCAAACGTTGCTAACGCACTAACCTCATCTGACCCTGTACTTGTCTCGCTGACCACCGCACCGAATGTAGCCAATGCGCTAATAGCATCCGATCCCGTGGCAGTCTCATCAACCGCCGCTTGCACACTAACAACTGAAGAAGTGGCATCTGTCCCTGTCGCAGTTTCATCGACAACCCGGTCATAGACTGAATCACCCCAGCCAGCCTGACCCCATGTGCCAGAACCCCAGCCGCCTTCAGCCATTTAGACCTCAAGCAGCCAAACTGAACGTATACGTTACAGAAATAATGTCACCCGACACAACCGAGCGATCACCGGGAGCCGCAAAGTCAGCCGCTGAGAACAACGTGCCAGTCGTACCATTCTTAGCACTACCGCTGGTCAAGAACGCACCGCCAACAGTGGAAGTCGCGTTGATGTTAAACGTAGCAGGAGAGGCCGCATTCGTCACTACAGAAGGGTTAGCAGTCGTAGCCGTAACAAACGTAGCCTGCACACGGGTTGCATTGCTGTAAGGCACAACCTCAGTCCAGCCAGCGTGGGAAGCCATCGTGTCACCAGCCGCAGGTGTATTAGAAGCACCAGCACCGTACAGGCCAATGTACCAAGTAGTAATCTGGGTTACTGAAGTTAGTGCAGTGCCAGCCATGTAAGCCAGACCAGCGTTAACTACCAAGTTTTTAGAATCAGCAGACCACTTGAGCTTGCCGTCTTTGTCGTGGCACTCAATGTGATAAACGCCTGTAGCGCTGGCTTGTTCGCCTGACTGAGTACCAGCAATAAAACCGCTAGAAATGTGGTCGGTTACTTTGAGTTTTTCTGTGGTCATATTGACTCCTTAATTAGAAGAACGAATTAACGCTGCCGTGGCTGTGTTGGCAGGCATTGTGATGGTGAAATTTGTAGACGTTTTGTCAGACCCAAAGTCCAACACAGCAATAGATTTATTACCCTGTGTGACGTTGTAGATCAGCGCACATCTTGCGGTGATTGCGCCTGTCCACGAGATGTTTGGGAAGCCTACATAGGCTGTATAGCCAGAAGACGCTACCGTAATGGGTGTTAACTGTGCGCCGCCAGCAACGTAGGTGCCTGTATTAGCTATTTCGTTGGTTGTGCTGTACACAGTCGTGTCTTCGTTCAAATCCGCAGAAGCCGTGTACAAAGCAATCTTAATCACGTCGGTCGTCAAGTCGTGTATGCCTTGGTACAACTGCGCTTTGAAGCTAGTGGTCTGGGTCTGGATAATTGACATATCAAGTTACCTTCTGACGGAACTGACCAGAACGGTAAGCGTCTTGACGCTCCATACCATCACCCAAACGTTTAGCCAATGCAAGAGCTTCCATGAACTTCTGGTTGTACAGCGCCATCATGTCCTGCTCACCCTTCATGTATGTGTAAGCCTCAACCAAAGAACCGTACAACAATACCGTGTCAAAATTGTCGCCAAGCCATGTTGAACCCGCAGTAACAATGGACGGTGGGTAAAAATAGTAATGCAACTCAACGTTATAAATTGCGTTGGGTGTTGGGCCAAGAATAAATGACAACTCAGCCGCATTGGTAGACTGCGGGCCAAACAAAGCATAGTACCTTGGGATCGCTGTATCTGTTGGCTGTGGGTACGCCTGCCGAATAAAGTTAACGTCTTTGTTTAACAAATACTCGTATTCCCCAGAGGCATCAATAACCGCCATGGAATACACTGCCAGAAAGTCTGAAGGGCACTCTAGATACTTGTTGTTTGTGGTTGTCACACCTATCACGTTCTTGCGAATAGACGGAAACTGTACCGAGTTGAATATGCGCTGCTCAGCCTGCTGAACGAACACGGGGATATTAGCCACGAAATCTGTTTCCGTGTTCTCCGTGTACGCCTGAATAGCAGCGCTGAGTGCGGCGTAATTCATGCCATCGGCCCCCGAGCCATAGTTCCCTTGGTCGCCGCGCCGTTACCACGGGTGACGATACCGGATGTCTTAGTGGTTTCGTTACCAGCAGCTTTGCTGATATTGCCAATAGACATATTAACGGTGTCGGCTTTACTGCGGTTTGGGGGGATGCCGGGGTTCTCGGATATGCCTACAGGTCTGCCATCCATTGTGTGGGGCTTGGCGTATGCAGAAGCAGGTAGATTGTTAATCTTGGCCATGTTATTTCCCCTGATTCTTAACTTTGGCCATACCGCGACCATACTGAAGCATCATCTCATTGGTCTTACCGCCTTTGGCAAGCTTTGTAGGCTTTTTGCCGGGGTGCATATTTTTCTCGTGCTTGCCGACAGCAGATTTAATCATCTTCTTGTCTTGGGCTAAATCTTTCTTGTCCATACTAGACTCCTATGTAACGGTAAATTGATTCGACTTACTTAAATTTTTTGACGCAGGTATTACCTGCAAATTGTACGGGGTATGTAATCCGGACACAAGTTTACCTTGCAAGGGGACTACATGGTCAACATGCCATTGAAAACCAAAAATTTGAGTCCTCAACTGAGCCAGTTCGTAGGCTTGCCCCACCATCCAGTGATCTTCATCGGTAAACCAACTTGGCTTGCGCAAATTTACCGCTGCTCTACGCTTAGCGTCCATAGCTGAAACTTTACTTGGATTGTTAATTTTCCAGTTTTTATTTTTTTCCTGAACTTTGCTTTTGTAATTTTTATATCGGTTGATGTCAGACGTTTTGCGATACGCCGCAGCCAACTCAGGATTCTTTAATGCCCAATCTTTTTTGCGTGCGTTGTCACATGCTTTGCAGTGAGCTTGATACCCATCTTTACTGTTTACGGCTTGTTTATAAAACAACTCGTAAGATTTAACGGCGTGGCAGCGAGTACAAGTTTTCATGATATTGTTACCGTCCCCACTGAAGTTGTAGCAACGAGGTAGTTAGGTGTTAATGCTACATCAAAATTACTAGCGCCCCCCACGGGCAGCCAACCCCACTGAACATCCCGCGAACCGCCAGTCAGACTGCCACTAGCGTTTACGCCTGCCGTGACGTAGGTTGTATCCTTGCGCGGGTTACGCACAGCCTGCGGATCATCCACTGGGTACATACCCAACAACAACTGCGGTTGATCGGGATCAAAACACACATCACACACAAGCAGATTATAAATCTTTGTCTTCTGTATCTCTTTACGAAGCGCTGTTAATTTGAACTGTTGGCCACACCTATCGCACATGGCGATACTGTTCTTACCAGAAGCAAACCGATTGCCCATTTACGTACCACTACCAATAAACATTTGCCTCGGAACAAAACGAACCGAAGCCTTCTCACGATCTTCATCAGCAGCCAACTGCCAAGCCTCATCGTACTGTTGTTTCAAGACGGGTAGGCGCTCAGCGCCTCCTTCAATCTTGAGAGCCAAGTAATAGGCTAAGCCTGCCACCATACAGGGTAGGAAACGGAAAGGCACGTCCATCGTGCGTACACCACCGCCAGCATCATCAATACGGCGCATGCGCCAGTACACAAACTGATACGTTGTGCTGTTGTCTGGTGTTGGCCAAACGGTTATAGAGGGCAGATTCTGCGTGAACACAGACACACCCGTTGAGTGTGCTGCGGCGGTTGTACCGTTCTGCCCACGGAAGCAGTTATTAAGCACGTTGCCAGAGATGTAGCCGTACTGCACTGTCTCGTTTTCGATCAACAAGAACCCTGTAGCTGGAAGTCCCGCAGTGGAAGTCAGCGTAATTGTGGTGGCCGTAGCCGTGATTCCACCATTTAATGTAGTCCCTATGGACGATGTTTGGCCGTCCAAACGCTGATACCACACCTGAATCGGGCGGGCTTGTTGCAGTTTGTTGGGGATCGTGGCATAGGTAGAAACACTGATACGCGTAATTGTCAGGTCAGCCTGCGTAGATACGTTACCCGCGCCCGTGCGAATGACGTGCTCAAGTAGATCCACTGTATCTACGGGTAGTGCGTAGTTGTTCAGACCCGGAGTCAGGTTAATTGTCCCCTGCTCAAACGTCCACATGTTGACGCCGCGGTTTGCCCAATCAGCAAACATCAAATTTAATGAACGACGGGCTGTACGTAAATCATAGCCCGTACGCAACTCCGAACCGGCACGTTCAAACGCTTCCTCAACCAATTCATTGAGGTCAAGATTAAACGCTGCGGTTCCTGAAGTGGTCATTTAGCTAATCTTTCCGCGGGTTTTACCGCGTTGGGCAATGCCATCGGCACGAGAAGAAGCGGAAGATACTTTACCACCACGCTTCATGGCGGATGCGCCAGCGTTTAAATCTTCATCAACTTTAGCTTTCCCACCACCCCCGCCCTCACGCATAACGTCTCTAATATTTCTTTCGGAGGCGCGTTCAATTGCTCGGGGGTCTGTAGTAGGCTGACCAAAATAATCAACGCTAACCGCTTTACCTTCAGCTTGCGCCCGTGCTAAATCTCGTTCGTGACGCCGTATGGCTTCGGTAGCAACAGCTTCACTTTTTGTAGGCTGTCCAAAGTAATCAACATAAGTAGGCATTATTTAAATCCTTTAAGAGTTTTAGCCAAACGCGCACGCTGCCCCATTTTACCGGGTTGTTTTGCAGCGGCGTTTAGCTTCTTTGCAGGAATTTTTTCACCAGCTTTTACACCCAAAGATGCACGCAAAGCACCGGGCTTCTTAATTGCCTTTTGGATAAAGTTTTTTGTAGCGCCGCCTTTTTTCATGCCATCAACGCCACGACCTTTAAGGATGTCTGCTTGGGTAACTTTGCCGTCACCGGTGAGATCAGGGAACTTTGCCATTATCTAA